ACGTAAAGTTGAATAAGAATACGAAAAACAGTTCGAACCCCCACACCAGAATGTTTTTCTTTTGGAAAACAAAGAAAACAAAGAAAAAAAAACAAATTATAAATAATAATCTTGTTATATTTGGATTTATTCGGGAAAATTTTGATGAAAATATAACAATATTAATATTTAGTATTTTTCCTGTTGTTTTAACTAAATTAGTAATAGATTATGTTATAATTCGTATTGATTCCATGATTTTATCTGAAAAAGAAGAAAAATGTCTAATACATTTATTAAATGATAAATTACATTCAAATTTTTCGACTGAATTATTATATCGTGCTTCAGAACATAATTTTGATTCAAATAAATTTCATGAAAAATGTGATGAAAAAGGATCAACAATTGTTATTGTTAAAAATACATATAATCATGTTTATGGGGGTTATTCAAAAGTATCGTGGAATAAGAAACTTCAGACAAGAACCGATCCAAATGCATTTTTATGGTGCGTAAGACCCAAAGTAAAAATCTTTGAATTGAAATCATCTGAAAAAGATGGGAAACAGGCAATGTGGAATTATCAAGGATATGGACCACTATATGGACGTGGGAATGATTTATGGATTACAGATAAATGTAATAACAATAATAATTCGGGATATGGATCAGGTCAATCATATAATTGTAATGGTAGTGATTATGGGGCAACGGGGGAAATGCTAAATAATTTTAGTCAATGTTATAGTTCAATTAGTGAATATGAAGTATTTACATCCTTGAAGATTTAAAACGCCGTTTTTTTAATAATTTTAAATATTTTATTTTCAAATAATGATATTGGTAAAGTATATATAATAGATAAAAAGCACCAAATTGCTGCTTTTTCGCCTTCTCCTATATTACTAAATATTTTATAAATTAGTATGACAAATAATCCCCAAATTATACCTAAAATTCTTGATTTTGTAAATAAATTTGGTAAAAACATAAGAATTAAATAAATAATAGGAAAAAAAATAATATCATCATCTCTACTAAATTTATAACCTAAATGATATTTTCCAATATATGATGTTGTATATTTTGAGCAAAAATCATCTTTTTTATTTTTTTTTATACAATCTTTATCATTTTGTATATCAAATTCATTTAATGTTGTTAAAGTATATAATCCATATATAAAACTTATTACAAATATTATATTCCAATATCTTATATTTTCTTGACTAAAATGAGACATAAACATATTAACAAATAATGGTTGTAAACATATATGTACCCATGATAAAGTTGTTAAATAATTTTCTATTTTTTCATTATTTTGATATTGATATAATAATGCTTGAATTAAATCTTTAATAGATAAAAAAATTAAAACTATAGAAAGTCTCCACTTAGGATAAACATATATACTACCTATAATTAATAAAATTGTATTTATATATGATTGAATTTTCGAAAAACACATAATATATTAGTAATATATATTATAAATATATTATAATTATATTATAATTAAAAAAAACGGCGTTTTAAATCTTCAAGGGTGTAAAATAAATTGACTACTTTTTCTTTATCTTAAAATAACATTTAGCACATGCTTTTGTATCTGATAATGCTCTATGGTCTTGATTTAATTCTTTCTTAAATAAATGTTTGTAAAGTTCTTCTAATTTAGGATATTTATCTACTTTCATAAATTTCTCTCCTTTTAGCATTGAACAATCTAGTTTGATTTTACGAGAATTAACAAATTCTTTAAAATCATAGCATTCAGTTCTTTTACATTCATTCATTATCATATTTATATCAAATTTAATATTATGAGAAACAATTCGTGATATATTATATTTTTTTACATAATGTTTAAAAGTTACTAAAACATCTTTTAAATTTTTACCATTTTTTAATGCTTCTTTGGTACTAATACCATGAATTTTAGTACTCTCTTTTGGAATTTTAAAACCATTTGGTTTTATTAAATAATTTTTACTTTTAATTTCTTTACCATCTGGCGAACATACTAGCCACGCTAATTCTACAATTCTCGAAGAATCTAAATCAATTCCTGTTGTCTCTGTATCAAAAAATAAAAAATTATGCATTATAGTATGTATTGTTTTTTATTTTTATATTAGTTTTCTATTTTAATATATATTTCATTTAAGAAAATCCTACTCTTTTTACCCAAACGCCATTTTTTCGTTTATAAAGTGCTGTGGTACCTGCTGCGGAATCTCTTTCTAATTTCCAATCATCATTTGAATCAACTGTAACATCAGATGATAAAATGACAGTGCCACCAGATGACCTAATTGTTCCATCTTGGTCTATTTTCATAGTACTTGCTTTAGCATTTTTTATTAAGATTGAATCATCTTCTTTATTTATTGATATACTAGTTGTTGGTTCTATTCTACCATCATCTAATTGAGTTGCTTTACCAATATTATAACTTATTCCAGAAGCTGATGTAAAATTTAATTTATCACCCTTTTCTGTCATAGAAATACTACTTGTACCAATCTTTACTGTATTAGCATTAAAAATACCATCCCTAGCATATATACTTTTTACATACATATCACTATAATTCTGTAATGTAGCAAATGCTTCAAATGTATAAGTTATAGTAGCAACAGTATTACTATTATATGTAACAGTTAATGTTCCATTAAATGAACCAGTTGAAGTTGGAGTTGTCGATACATTTATATCAACAGCTTCATTATTTAAATTTGTTGTTACTGAACTTGCAAAAGCACCAGTATTTCCTTTTCTTAATGTTAGGAGTTGACTATTTGAAGTTACAGACACATTGGAAACATTATCAGGGGTTGAGATTGAAAAAAAAGAAGTAGTAGATTGACTTTCCTCGATTTTCCCTAAATCAAATGTCGTTGGAGAAACAGTAATTGACATCGTTTATATATGATGTATAGTATATTAAAAACAATTAAAAGGAAACAAAAATAGCACGGATATCAGTCATAAAATGATGTATTAATATGTTTATAATGTATTCTATATATATATTACTTTTATAATTAGAAGCAGTTAAAAAACTTGTATTTTATATTTGTATAAAAATACAAATATACAGTCCCCAAATATATAATATATTAAGAATCAAACATCTTAGGCAGAATCAAACATCTGAGTTAGTAGAAAAATAATATTTATAAACTTTAATTCTATTGTTCATTTTCTGGACATCCAGCAATTCCTACAAGAATTTCATCAATAAATTTATATTCTTTCTTTCTTCTTCTTTTTATCAACCGTTTTAAATGTTTCTTTTCATTTTTCCATTTATGTTGCTTCTTACGATTTCTTGATGACCATTTCTGTTCGGCAAAACTACTGGCTAGACAAGCAGAACCAATGATTATTGGAAAAGCGACACCACCAGATACAACGGTTGTAACAATAATAGCTGTAGCACTTCCAAAATAAATAAATGCTCTACATTGATGTGAATTTTTTTTTGATCTATGTTTTTTTTCTTTATTACTCGCATGAGTAAATTTTTCCTCAATAGACTTTTTTTTATAATTATTTTCCTTTGTTTTATTAGCAAATAATCGCATTTTTGGTTTTTTTCCTAAAAACTAAATTAAGAAATTTCTTTCTTAAATCAAGTTTTATTTGTATAACTATCAAAAAAATCTATTTTTTATCAAATTTTACATATCTTTTAAATATATGAAAATTTCAAAAAACATATATAAAAAATAGAATATTATATTTTTATATAAAAAATATGGATGGATGTGTAGCAAAGGAAATTTTTAATAATAAAACTGGTTTTGCTTATGATGATATAATTATTTTACCAGGATATATTGATTTTTCTGTAAGTAATGTTGATTTGAAAAGTAACTTAACTAAAAATATTCAATTAAGTACACCAATTGTATCTTCCCCTATGGATACTGTAACTGAACATAATATGGCTATTCAATTAGCATTACAAGGTGGAATTGGTATAATTCATTGTAATAATAGTGTTGACGAACAAGTTGAACATGTGAAAAAAGTTAAAAGATTTCAAAATGGATTTATTACTAATCCCATATTATTATCTCCAGAACAACCCATATCAGAAATATATAGAATTAAGAAAGAACATGGTTTTAGTGGAATACCAATTACTCAAAATGGACGTATGGATTCTAAATTATTAGGTATGGTTTCGTTTAGAGATGTGGATTTTGTTAAAAATAAAGAAACTCCAATTGGAAATGTAATGCTTACCGATTTGATTACAATTGAAGAAGGTTCAACTTTAGAAGATGCGTATGAAATTTTAAAAGAAAGTAAAAGAAGTAGATTACCTGTTGTTGACAAAAAATTTAATCTTAAATCACTCATTTGTAGAAAAGATTTGGCTAATCGTCGTGAATATCCAAATGCTTCTCGAAATAGAACAACTAATCAATTATTAGTTGGGGCATCTGTTACTACACATTTAAATACAAATGAAAGAATTGACCCATTAATTAAAGCTGGTGTTGATGTTATTGTTATTGATTCCGCGCAAGGAAATTCATTATATCAAATTAAAACTATTAAATATATTAAAGAAAAATTCCCAAATATTGATGTTATTGCTGGTAATGTTGTTACAACAAAACAGGCTAAAAATTTAATTGATGCTGGTGCAGATGCATTACGAGTAGGAATGGGAATTGGATCAATTTGTACTACACAGGAAGTTTGCGGAGTTGGGAGATCTCAAGCAACTGCTGTATATAAAGTATCTCGTTATGCTAAAAGTTTGGAAATTCCTATTATTGCCGACGGAAGTATTAAAAATACTGGTCATATTGTTAAAGCTCTTACCTTAGGAGCTTCTACTGTTATGTTGGGTTCTATGTTAGCAGGAACTGAAGATTCTCCTGGAGAAATTTTTTATAAAGATGGTATACGACTCAAAAATTATAGAGGGATGGGAAGTATTGAAGCTATGAAACAAACAAGTAGTAGTGAAAGATATTTGGCACAAAATGAAAATATTAAAGTTGCACAAGGTGTATCTGGAACAGTTGTTACAAAAGGTAAAGTATCTACATATATTCCATATCTTGTACAAGGTGTCAAACACGGACTACAAGATATCGGTTCTAATACAGTTCCAAAATTACATACTATGCTTGATAATGGAACTATTGAATTTGAAATTCGTTCAATATCATCCATGCGAGATGGTGCTATTCACGGACTTTATGACTATCAAAAGTAAATTCACTCAACATTTTTGAATGACATTTCTTTATATATAATATATCATTGTATTATATATAAATATGCAAGAATCTGGAAGAAGACCTAGAGGAAGACCTAGAGGAAGACCTAGAAGACCTAGAAGACCTAGAAGACCTAGAAGAACTCCTATTGCTCAAAGAGGACCACCTCCACCACAACCTAAAGTTGGAAATTTAGTCGTAATTATTATTAAACCTTACAAAAATAATGTAACTGTTCAGGGTATAGTTAAAAGAGTTCTAACTAGAAGAAAATTTCATTCAAGAGGACATAAAGTTGAATTAAGAGATGGAACTATTGGAAGAATTGTCAAATTAATTAAATAAATTTTTTTTTTACTTCTTCAATATGATTTCTAAATATATTTAAATTTTTTTTATATTCAACTAAATTTATTTTAGTTGTAGATATATTTACAGCATGTTCTTCTATTTTTGTAGTTGTTTCAGAAATTCCTTCTTTAAATTTTTCAATTTGTTTAGAAAGAATTTCTATTTTTTTATCAAATTCATCAATTTGCTTAAGTATTGTATATTCCATTGATATAAGTAACCAATATTTTATAAAAATTAAATAAGTGTATTTTTTCTTAAAAAATTGATTTTTTGTATTCCTATATATAAAACATTTGATTATATTGACTACGAAATATCTAAACAATAAACTCAAATAACAACTTAATATCTTAAAGCAATCTAAGATGTTCAACCTTAAACTCAACCTTAAACTCGATTTAAAATTAAGACTGAATGAAGATGAATTTATCGCAAATGTACGAGAGATGCAACAATCTTTAGATGAAGCACATTATGGACATTTTGATGAACCAGCATTGGTACAATTGACGGAAGATGATATTTTTACAGATGCTGTTCGTAATGAAGTTTATATTACAAAAGGTGGATTTGGTTCCGTTTCAAGCGCAAAATATGGTGAAGAAAATACTTGCGTTGTGAAAACTATTATCGTAGGTGATGGAAAGAAAGAAGCTGCTAAATTGAAAGAACTTGACGGAATTATCCCTACTTTTTTGGGATATACGGAAGAAGAAAATACTGTTAAGATTTATATGGAAAAATGCGATGGATCTGTTGATGATCTCATTAAATCTGGATATTTTGAAGGAAATGATGAAAGAAAAATGGATTTTGTTCAGCAAGTATTTGTCTTGACTCAAACTTTGAAAGAAAGTAATTTCGCTCATTGTGATTTTAAAGCAGGTAATATCGGTTATATCCAAACAGGAGAAGAAATGGTATACAAACTTTTGGATTTTGGTTCCGCATGCAAATTGAATGATAATGGACAAGGAAAAGCAGGATTGACTACTATGGATTTCAAAGCTCCTGAAAGAATTGCTATTCATTCTAATGTATATGATGGACATAAACTTGATATTTATGCAATTGGAGGAATGATTTTCAATCTTGAAACTGGAGAAATGCCTATGGATAATGTCCGACAACTTAATCGAAGACAATCAGTAGATATTATTGCGGATAGAATTGAAATGAAATTGGTTCATTATTTTGATGACCATACTTGTCACGATATTCCAGCAAATATTTCAGAACCTATGAAAAATATTATTCGTGATTGTTGGGAATCTGATCCAGCAGTCCGTAAATCAGCAGAACAAATGTTAGCATATCACTTTTAAATTACTTACTACTTATTTATTTACTTACTTACTTACTTAATTTATTTAATTTATTTATTATTGTTGAATTATAATATAAAAAACAATTTAGTTAGGGACTGAATTTGGATCAAATTTTTCCTTGTTATTTTTAAAACAATCATAAAAATGGTTTAAAGTTTTATTTTTCATTCTTCTCATTTCTTCTTCAACTTCTTTATCATCATTATCATCCTCATCCTGATTATAATATTTATTTATTTCATCTACAAAATGTTCTTGGATTTTATCCATGTGAATACCATCTTCTAAATCATTTATACGCTCATAAACATTTAATACTTCCTCTACATTATTATCCCTATCATATAATTCATCTATTACTTCCAATTTATTACGAGTTTTCCATTCATTATTTGTTCTTACCTTCAAATTATTTGATCTATCATTTGTATATTTTATTGTCAAATTTTCCGGCTGTTGAGGATTACAATATTTATATTTAATATATTCCTGTAATCCATGCATTCCACTTCCTAATATTTGTGTAATCAGTTTTTTATATTTATTACTTTCCAAATAATTTATATTTTCTTTACCATAATCATTAACTGTAATATTTACCGTATTATTATTCACTGTATTATTACTATTGCTAGTACTAGTATTATTAGTATTATTAGTATTATTAGTATTATTACAATTTGTATTACCAGATGCAACTTGCGCTTTTAATTTTAATATCTCTATTTGTTGTTTAGCCAATTCTAATTTTAATTCTAATGAACTTTCATTCTCTTTTTCTTTTTTAACTTTACAAGTTTTTAAATGACGATTTAAATTTCCCTTTTTATCAGTGGAATATTGACAAAAGTCGCAATTAAATCCTTTTTGTTGTTTTTTACTGGAATGAGCCAAATTGAGCCTAAATGAGCCAAATTGAGCCGGAAATGAGCCAAATTGAGCCGAGGTATTAATATCGTTTTCATTTTCTTCTTTTTTAACACAAGGTTTCTTTTTATTTTTGTGCCGATTTAAAGTTTGTTTGCGATTAAAAACGCGATTACATACATCACACACAAATGTTTTTTTCATTGTTTATATATATATATTATATAATAATTCTTATATAAGTTATTTAGCAATTTTTAGCAATGAGCCGAAATTGCTAAATTGCTAAATTTTTAGCAATTTTTTCTTCATTTAAAAATATTACTCTTTTATATCTTCTTTTTTTGAAAAAGAAAAAATATATAAGACTGAAAGTGAAAAAAAAATAGCAATTTAGCAATTTCGGCTCAAATTGCTAAAATATAAATAGAGAGAG